GGTTCTGCTATGCACAATGTAGTCGAGCATGGCAAAGGAGAGCACGATATTGTCGAAGAACGCTTACACGCTGAGCTCGATGGCTGGAACATTAGCGGTGCTATTGACTTACAAATCCCCAATCCAAACGGCATGACAATCAAAGACTACAAAGTAACCAGTGTCTGGTCTGTCATGAATGAGAAGATTGATTGGGAATACCAGTTAAATATTTACGCATGGCTGGTCGAGCACGTCAAAAAGGTTCCCGTAACTGATTTAGGTATTGTTGCATTTCTACGCAATTGGTCAGAGAAGGAGTCTGAGAAGGAGGGTTATCCACAGGCTCCAATCGTAGAGTTACCCATCACTTTATGGTCGATGCAAGAGAGAGAGGATTTCATAAAAGCCCGCATCTCAGCACATTCTGAATGTGACTTCGCCTTGGAAACTGCTGGATCCCTACCCAATTGTACTCCAGAGGAAATGTGGGAAAAGCCTGCTGTTTGGGCTATTAAGAAGGTTGGCGGTAAGAGAGCTCACTCGTTATATGACACCCCTGAGAAGGCCTTATCAGCATTGGCTGATCTAGGGGAAAACTATGACATTGAGGAGCGCAAGGGAGAACGTACTCGTTGTGAGAGTTACTGTCTCGTTAATAAGTGGTGTAAACAGTATCAAGACTATAAGGAGCAGCAATGATCGCATCAGAAATCGCAAGAGAATTAGAGCGTATAGTAGCACCAGCAACTCAAGCATTAAAAGTTCAGGAAGACCAAATTGAGGGTTTATTGGTAGCACAATACAACTTCACAATTACTATTTCTAAGCTGGAAGCAGAGATTGCTGATTTACGCCAGAAGAATGATTCTTTATGGAAAGAACTTAATTGGAAGAAAGAAACAGCATGAAAACCCGCCAAGAAATGATTTATGACTTTATGATTTCTTTATCATCAAATTCAAGCATTTATGATGATTGGAATAGTATGGGGATTGATATTGCAATAGGTTCTTATTCAGAACATTTATTGTCATTATCAGAAGAAATGGCAGATTTGATTTTAGGAAATACATAATGAAAACATACGCAGAATTAAGAAAAATTAATGTCAATGAACATACAGAAAAGAAAGGTAACCTTACCTATTTATCGTGGGCTTGGGCTGTTGACAAGCTATTGGAGAATGACCCAACAGCAACCTGGACATTTGGAACTCCGATGGGTTATGCAGACACCGTAATGGTCTGCTGTAAAGTCACCGCCTTTGGCAAGACTATGGAGATGCAATTGCCTGTTATGGATAACCGTAACAACGCCATTAAGAATCCAGATGCCCGTAGGATTTCAGATGCTCAGATGCGCTGCTTAACAAAGTGTATTGCCTGCTTCGGAGTTGGCCTATACATCTATGCTGGTGAAGACCTGCCAGAGGACGAAGAGCCTGTAAAGGCCACTCCATCCCCAAGGCCAGTCGCTAAGCCAGCTGAGAAGATTGCTGGTCATCGTGGCGAGTTTCAGATCGTCATTGACCCCCCACCAGCTGGAGACAATACAAACTGGCTAAAACTGGTCAGAGAATCATCCCATATGTTGCTAGACCTATGTGCTAGTGATGCCGATGTTATGACAATATTTAAGAAGAACAAGGTTCTATTTGATACTGTCAAAGCAGCTGATCCTCTTTTCTTTAAGGAAATGATGATCAAATTTACTGAAACCAAAGCTAAATTTACTAAGGAAGAAAAATGAGCTACGAACAAAAGCCCAATACTGGGGCGCTATTCCCAAACCAAAAGAAGTCAGAAAATCACCCTGATAAACGGGGAGATTTATTCTTAGACAAGACTTTCTTAATTGACCAGATGGATAAATCCAAAGGAGCATTGGTTAAGATTTCTATTGCTGGCTGGGAGAATACTTCCAAGAATGGCATGAATTATCTATCACTCAAAGCATCTGAGCCATACGAAGCACCAGCCACTACTGGCAATCCTTGGGAGTAATCATGAAACTATTAAAGCGTGGCAGACCTAGTAAAAAGTTTAGCCCTGAACTGATGCAACAAGCAGCTCAGAATGTCATGGATCGAGCCAAAGAAGAAGCTATCAGCGAACTAGAAAAGAAAGAGGCTCACGAGGCCAATATTCAACGATTGATTGCTGAAAGAGCTACTGTTCACTGGGAAGAAGTGGCTCAAAAGCAAGAAGTTGAGCTCGGTGTATTACGCATGGAAAACGAGGAATTAGCCCGTATCTGTATGAATCGTTACGAAGAAATTGAGCGTTGGAAGTTTGTCATCAAATACTTGGAGAAGCGGATTGAAGACCTTGCAGTTTGAAGGCGTTAAGGTCGCTCTTAAACAAGACAAGACTGGCTATGTACTAACCCTGTCTATTCACCCAGACGATGCCCCTGAGGACTTACTTAGGGCGTTTGTAGGGGCTAGATATCAGGTTGTCATGGTCAGGATTGGAGAGAACGAGCAACCTACGGATCAATCACAGTATGCAGGCGATAGGGCTATCCGTATTGCTGGCCTACTGTGCCGTGATCCTAAATTTTGGAAGTTTCTGCACTCTGATGATAGGATCTTTGACGAAGACATGGAAGAGGCTACAGAATGGCTGAGAAGCTATCTTGATATCCCATCTAGATCGGATTTAAAGACCAATCAAAAGGCTCAGATACTATTGGATAAACTACATAAAGAATACACATCATGGATTCAAAAAAACTAATACCGTATTCTGTCTATCTTCCTGAAGAGCATCATCTCAAACTCAAGGATTTTGCTAAAGATCGCAAGGCTTCTGAGTTGATTCGTAATGCCATTGGTATGCTGGTAGATGGAACCGATGTCTACACTTCAGGATTTAATGCTGGAATCAAAGCGGCTGCAAAAGTTATTTATGACTGCGAAGAAGCCCAGATGATTGCCGTCAAAGGCCGTGATTTAGGAGCAGTGCTGTCCGACAAAATAGCCAACCTGGAGATAAGCTGTGGAAAATAATGACCCATCTAGGCTAATTGCCTTAGAAATACTGAAATTATTGTCTGAAAAGTCTGATACCGATGTCAAAGTCATCATGGCTGCGGTTTCAATGGTGCTCTCTACCATAGCGGTAGAGACAGGCTTAGAGGAAGAGAAGGCTGTTTATGCGTTTACAAGGTCATATAGAAACGCTAAGAGCCGTTTAAAACACGTTATGAAACAGGTACACTAATGAATGAACAAGATCTCAGGGACTGTTTTGCCATGTTTATATTAAATGGCCTGCTATCCCGCCTGCCCTCTGAAGAAATAGATCCTGCCAATGTTTGGTATTTAGCAGATTCTATGGTGGAATCTAGAGATGTTAAGCCTGCTGGGTTGCCCCCCATCAAACGGAGAAGAAAGAGTGAAGCTTAAGTATTGTTCATCTTGTATGTTGTTTCAGCCAGAACAAAGTGGAAAAATAGTTCAAACTGCAAACAAAAAATTAAAACGCTTTAAATGTGGTGGTTGTTTAAAAAAAATTAGTGAACGTAAATTTCAAGGGAAAGGCACAAAATGACTACTTTTACTACTGAAGACCGAAAAGAAGCTGAAAAGGACTGGAAACAAGAATATGATAAGCTTTTGGAGGAATATCGTGAGCTCCAGGCGCTGTTTGACAAGTCGTTGAACAACTGGGCTAAAGACATGGAAAGGCAGAAAAAATGACTTGGAACCTACGGCTTGTAGACATGAAAGATCCCGAATACCCAGATCAGAATTATGTAGAAATTAGGGAAGTGTTTTATGACACTATGGGCAAGCCGATGGGTCATACCACTGCCACATTTGGCGGTGAGAACAAGCAAGACATTAAACAATATTTAGAATGGGCTTTAGAAGCATTAGAAAAGCCTGTTTTATTCTTTAGGGAAAAGACATGGACATCAAAGTAAAAATCGAAAAGGAAAATAAAGATGGCTCGGCTGATGCTAAAGTTAGTTTCGACAAAGAAGGACTTGAAGTCCTCGTCCAATGGGGACTTGTCGCTATGCTTACCGAAGCAGTTGGTCGATATGCCACTAGACCCGATGAAAATACGCCAGTTATTACTGGACGGCCTAAAAAGAAGAAGAAAGAATTAGATATTGATGGGAGATGTTGATGAGAGATGGTGGAAAAGGTGATGCACAACGCCCATTAGGCATTCCTATGGAAGAGTTTGATGCTAAATGGGATGAGATATTTAACAAAGACAAAGAAAAAGATAGTAATTTAAGCATTACTGTCGATGTTGAACCTGGAGAGGCTACAGTCACAGTTAATAAGACTTGGAGCTTCTAATGAATGCGAATGAATTAGCGGATAGATTGGAAAACGATGACAGACTTTGGTTTGTTAATGAAGATTTAATGGTTAAAACTTGCGCCATGCTACGCCAGCAACAAGCTGAAATAGAGGCGTTAAAAGCACCAAAAATGCCATTACTTGAACAAGAAATTAAATTTATACTTGGTAATGGTCAATGCTGGCAAGGCGAAGATTGTAGTATGCCAAACCTAATGT